GAGAAACTAATACCGTATTAGAGGTATGTAGCTGCTGTACCAGGTTGGAACGATTGACCGAGACCTGTGCAAATCACGAGGTGATAGTACAAGTTAGCTCCAAAGATGTGATCAACTACACCGTAACGGGTGAGTAAACCAACACGTGGGGCAAAGTCGTTAGGACCGATCGTGCGTTGAACCATTACAGGGATGTATGGGCAATAGACGATACCACTATCGTAGTATTCTGAGCCTTTATATCCAAGAAGTGCGTAATCAACGGGCTTATTACGAACAGGGTTGTAGCCACCGCCTTGATTAGAGGCTGTGTATCCAGTGTTGATCTGGGCTTCTGTACGAGTATCACGATAGATTTGGAAACGACCACCGACCGAACCGACCTTAGCAATACCAACAGGCTGAGTGTTTACGTTACCATTGACTGGCATCCATGTGAAGTTCGGAAGAGTCTCGAGGATTGCGCAAATACGAGGTGTTGCAATGATGAAATTAGCAGCACCACGGCGATTGCGAATAGCGACACGGTTGGCTTCAACAACGATTCTGTTGTAGAAGTCACGAGCGCGCTCTCCAGACCAACGACCATCAGCAGAGATGGCAGACCAAGTGGAATAACCAACTCCAGCGCCAGCATTGAGGCAGATCTGAATCATACGAGCGATCATTTCGCGGTCGATTTCAGCCTGAATCTCATAAGACATAGCGTTAGTAAGCTCGGTGTCGATATCGATACCGTTCATATTTTTAAGATCCTGTTCGAGCTCAACAGACCATTTAGCAGCCAACCTACGGGTTAGTGCTTCAACGGCTGTCTTTTCAAACGAAACTGTGATCTGTGGGATCTTCGAGCTAAGCTCGAATTGGCTGAGTAGAGCACCGACACCGTTGTCTTCAGCGATGTTTGACCATTCAGCATTGCCCGAGAGAGCAGCTGAGGAAGCACCTGTGAAGGCAGTGTTAAGGTAGTTGTACCCAAGCTCTTTGCCACCTGAGCCATTAGCAGCGATTGAACCAGCACCATTGTTGCCGTCTCCACCGTTGGTGGGATAGCCAAGAGCTGAATCTTCGTACTTATAGCGCATTGCAAAAGCAAGACCAACAGGACCTGTCATTGGCTGTACACCGACGATCTCATTTGTGATGAGCTCGGGGAAAGTACGGCGAATCATAGGAATGAGAACTTTTGGTAAGCGAGCATCGCCAGCAGCATAACGGTCACCTGAGAAGGTACCGGCTGTTGGTTGATGAGCACCAAAGACTCCACCTGTGGCGGCAGTGTTGTTTGACTCACGTAAGCACCACTGTTCTTGGTTCTCAAGAAGGATAGCAGTGTTTAAACGTGTTGTTTCGTTCGATATCTCAGCAACTTTGTCAGACTTGAAGTCCAAAACAGGACCCCACTTCTCAACGAGCTGCTCAGCGTAATCTTTATTAATATGCATTAAGTTAGCCATAGTTTTTTTGTCTCCTTTGTTTTATTGTGAGTGAATTACCTGGAAAACTTTCCAAGCTTCTTCATCTCGTTCAGATAGCCGCTAACGCCTTCACCTGAAGAACTGTCGCGCTCAATCTCATTGTTAAATTGTTTTTGCTCTTCGATGATCTGAGGACGATCGACCTTCGGAGCGTTGATAAATTGTTTTTTTGACAGATTCTTTAATCTCGTCAACCTCGTCTTGGGATTGCTTTTCAAACATCTCAACAACATATTGGAAGTTTTCTTCGATGTATTGAGGGGCTTTGTTTCCAAGAAGTTTTGTGACAAATGCCTTTTTGGCAGATGGCATGTCAGCAGTTTTTGACTCAAGAATGATCTTTGCTTCAGCTTTGTTAGCCTTAAGAGCGAGCTCAGCATTTTCTTTGAGAGCTTCATTGAGTTCAGCACGAAGAGAATCGATTGTCTTCTTGCCGTCAACGAGTGCTTCTTTGACTTCTGCATCAACGAACTCTTCCGAGATGCCAACGATTTGACGAATCTGATTAAGTTGTTTTGCAGCTTTGATATTTGCAACTGCTTCTGAAATTTGTTCTGTTGGGACAGCTTTGTCGATGTAGAGATCAATGTAGTTAGAAACTTCTTCAACCAAACGCTCTTGGAATGATTGAGCTTCTTCTAACATTTGACCTTCATACTTTTCAACAACTTGTTGAAGCATCTCAGTGTGCTTCTTGTCGATTCCCTTGACGAGCTTTTGAAGTTTTACGGCATGGTCAGTATCAATTGCTTCCAAAAGTTTTTTTAATTTTGAAGAATGATCTATATCTATTTTTTCAATAATATTATTAAGCTTTTCTGTATGATCTTCATCAATCTTTTCAATAACTACATTTAATTTTTCTGTATATTCTTCATCTAACTTTCGAGTTATGTTTTCTTTTTCTAACTCAAGATGCTCATTAAATTTTTGAGTTTCGGCTTTTATTTTTTCAACGATTTTTTCGTCAACTGCTTGTTGAAATGCCTCTTCAATTGCATTGAGAGTATCTTCGGATATCAGATCTTTAAATTGTTCCTCTAGAATAGCTTTTACTTTCATATATTTTTATTTATCTAAATTGATGTAATTTTATTTAGTTGCAACACTTTGTATGCGCAATTTTAATTTATCTTCAACTACTTTATGCAGAGCTTCGTGGGCTTTTTTATAATCTTTATCGATGATTTTAGATATAAAATTTTTAACTTCTTT